TGGATTCAAAATCATAGTTATCAATTTGGTTAATAGTGGGTTCATATTTAATTATATTATTTACATCTTCAATATCTTCAAGTTTACAAGATAAATGTAAAATAATATTGGGTATAGGTATATTATTGACTAAAATGTTTTTAACTTCTACTACTTTGCCCCCTTTAGGTTTCCTCCCACGTTTCTTATGTATTTTGGGTTCAGGATTTTCAGCATCTTCCGGTTTTTTGTCAGCATAAATAATTAAATTATTGCTGTTATCGGTAGCTTCTAATAATTTAAGATTTTCATAATAAGATTTAGGCCTCCTCCCTTTCTTCTTAGGAGGTTGAAACAAAAAAGCAGGAGTCTCTGAAGACATTCTTTATACTAAATTTTTCATTTATATTTTAAATTATTTTTATATATATTTTAACGAATCTCTCAAATTTATTTTAAAATTGAAATTAAAAAATATAAAAAGTTAAAAATATTATAAATTAATGCGACAATATTACATTTATAAACTAGAATGTAAAAATCTTGAAGAATGTGATAATATTTATGTAGGTTCTACATATGATTGGAATGAGAGAAAACAAGCACATAAAGATAAATCTACTAATCCAAATAGTGAAAAATATAATCAATTAAAATACAAAACTATTAGAAAATATGGTGGTTGGGAAAATTGGAATATGATACAATTAGAAAAATGTGATTTAACAATACAAACAGATAAAGAAGCACACAAAATTGAAGAAAAATGGAGAAAAGAATTAGATGCAAAATTAAATATGAAAAAAGCATTTAGAAGTAAAGAAGATTTACAAGAATATCAAAAAGAATATACAGCAGAATGGAGGAGAGATAATAAAGAATATATAAAAGAAAAAGACAAAAAATACAGAGAAGAAAATGCTGAAGCAATTAAAGCACATAAAAATCAAAAATTTACTTGTGAATGTGGAGGTAAATATACAAATAGTCATAAACAATCACATTTAAAAACAAAGAAACATAAAGATTGGGAATTAGCACAAGAATGTAAAAATCTCTCGTAATATTATGAATTGGGATAGTTTGCCGAGAGAATTAATAGAAATTATAATGTATTATAGAAGATGGGAAACTTGTGGTTATACAAAAAAGGCAATAAAGATTCAATCATTATGGAGGTGTTATAGAACACGAGTATTAATAGGTAGATTTAGAATGTTAAGATATTTGAGAGATTTTAGGGAATGGAATCCAACTATGTATGAATTTATAATGATATCAAGATTATAGAAAAATTAAAAATCTCTCTAGATAATAAAATGAGTGATAGAAGTAAAAGTCCAGTAAAAAGTACAAGATTAATGAATAGTTCAACTACACTAGATTTACCAGATAATTTAATTGTAAATGGAAAGATAACAGGAGATATAGCGCGTAATATAATACATGGATATAATTTAAAACATTGCAATAGGATTTCAATAAATAGTAAGTTATTTTTTGTAAATAAAGATTATGATTTAGAGGAAACAGAACTGGCATTGGGTAAGACAAAAAAAAAGAAAAAACGTATTAAAAAAACGAGAAGAAAGAAAGGTAAAAAATTAAAGAGAAAATAGAAATCTCTCAAAATTAAATTTTAGTTTTTGTTTTTTTTAGATTTATGTTTTTTTTTCTTATATTTTTTAGTTTTTTTTCTTTGTTTTTTACCTAAAGCATTTTCTGTAGTTTTTTGTCTTTTAGTAGTTTGTCTAGTTTGAATTTCTCTATCAAGATGTTCGTCATAAGGAAGTGTAGTTCCAGTATATAATTGATGATATATAAGTTTAGCATCTAATTCAGTAAGCGGCTGTCTATTAGTGGGATTTTCAGGATGAGTTCCAAGTAAAGTAATTATAAATTCTTCTTCATCTACAGAGCCAGGTATAGTTAATGATAATAGATTTTCTCTGTCCTCTGTCATAATATAAGTTTTTATAGTTTTACTTTGAAATATGTGGTGACCAAGTAAAATTCCTTGATCTTGAGATATTTTTTCTAAAGTGATGGGATCTATGAATTGGTTATTTTGAATTTTATTAGCAAAATATTCTTTTATTATTTTATTAGTAAGAGTTTTACCAGATTTCCATTCAATAAAATGTTTATAACGTTGTTCTTGGTTTTGTAATTGTTTAAGTATTCGTTGTTCTTGTTGTAGAAGTTTTAGTCGGGTGGCTTGACGAGTGGTCATAAATTATATATAAAGTATAATAATAGAAATGTTTCATAAATAGAAATAAGATTAATAAAAAAATTATATTAAACTAAAAATTTTAATATAATTAAAGATGAATAAAGAGTCGATTCCTTGGGTAGAAAAGTATAGACCGGATGTATTTGAGGATATAATTTTAGATAATAATAATAGAGAATTATTTAAAAATATATTGGAGAGAAATCATTTTCCAAATTTATTATTGCATGGTCCTCCGGGGATAGGAAAGACGACGACAATAATAAATTTGATAAATAAATTTAAGAAAAAGAATAATGAAGAAAGTAAAACGTTGGTAATACATTTGAATGCATCGGATGAGAGAGGTATAGATATAATAAGAAATAATATATATAATTTTGTGTTATCAGATAATTTATTTTCAAAAGGTACAAAATTTGTGATATTAGATGAGGTGGATTATATGACGCGAATAGCTCAACAAGCATTAAAATGTTTAATACAAGAATATAATAAAGATATAAGGTATTGTTTAATATGTAATTATATAAGTAAAATAGATTATTCACTCCAATATGAGTTTGTGAAGGTGCGATTTAATAAGTTAAGTGAAGATGATATATTTAGTTACTTAAATAAAATAAATAAAGAAGAAAATATAAATATGAATAAGAAGACGATAAGAAATATAATAAAAAATTATGATTCAGATATAAGAAGTATGATAAATTATATGCAGTCAAATATACATAATAAAATAAATATTTTAGATGATAATGTATATAATAATTTATTAAATATAAATAAAAATGAAAATATAAATAATTTTAATAAGTGTTTGAATGTTTTAGAAAATAAGTATAAAATAAATAAGAGTTTAATATTGAAAAATTATATAATATATTTGTTAAATAATAGATTAGATTTGCTAAATGGTGAAATGATAGGAGAATTAGAATATATAATACATAATTTAGAAAATGAAGATTTATGTATAAATTACATATATTTTTGTATAATAAATAATTAATTACAATTGTGCAAAGAGTTAAGAGAATTTATTCTTTTAATAAGTCTAAACTGCCATTCATTAGGAGGAGAATTTTTGGTAGGATTAAAACTATGAATATTTAAGCTACATTCTTTAATAGAGATAGAGTTACTTTTGAATTTATTTTCAACATTTTTTTCGATTTTTTTTTCAAAAGTATTATTAGATATTTTTTTAATATTTATTTGATTATGATTATGATAATCATAATTATTTAACTCTTGAGTTAATAAAGAAATCATTTTATATAATAAAAAAGAAAAATTTTTAGAAAAATAATATATTAAAATTAATTAAAAAATAATTGATAATATAAATAAAAAAAATATATAAAGAAAATGTCGCTAGATGAAGAATGGAGTAATTTCTTAGATAATAATGAAGTAATAAATATAACAAAAAATGAAAGTAAAACAGAAAATAATGATAGTAGTTTGATTCCTAAATGTTCTGACATATATATTTCAACAAAAACAAAGATAATATATCTAAATATAGATTCATTAGATATATATTCTATATTTTGGAAGATCAATATAGAAGATTATGATAAACAAATAGAAGGAATAATAAAAAAACAAATAAAAATATCTAGTAATACGAAAGAAGAATTAGAATATTTAGAAAAATTAATAATAAATGAGACGTATTATGTAACAAAAATAATAAATCATGTGGATAATCCAAATGGTAGAATAAAATTCAAAGATGTTAGAAAAATTAGCGTGGGATTATGTAAAAAAGATTTAATTTATACACGAACAAAAGAAAAAAGTGCATTTTACAATTGTTTTGTAGTAACATTAAGAGTTCTTTATAAAGGAATATTTAAAGAGATTCATGTAAAAATATTTAATACTGGAAAATTAGAAATTCCAGGTATTCAAAATGATGAAATATTAGAAATTGTATTAATTAATATGGTAAAAATATTAGAAAAAATTTTAAGTATAAAATTAGAAATATTGTATGATAAAACAGAAAATGTATTAATTAATTCAAATTTTAATTGTGGGTTTTACATAGATAGAGAGATATTATTTAATTTATTAAGATATAAATATCA